ATTCTTGCCGTAAATCGGACCGCCCGTCGTGCTGTATTCGCAGCCGACGAACACGCCGATGGTACCTGCAACCGCCGACGCAGCGTTGTAGGTAAGACCCGAAGCGATGAGGTTGCCAATATTGGCGCCAGTACCGATCTGCACAACGTCGCCGTTGAACAGGCTCGTGCCGTAACCGTTGACAATCGGGAACATACGGGTGGAACCCGCAAATACACGACCGCCTTGCAGGTTCACCGGCTTTAGCCCGTAGGGGGCTGAGATAGTCGGATAAGCCATTGAAGACTCCTAAAAGTTATTTACCACGCCCAAAAGAGATCTGAGATTTCTTATCGGCAAACATTTCCATGTTTGACCGACGATCCTTTTGGGAATACATATTGTTATCGACAGCCTCCAGTTGCCGCTGCGCCAAGTCCTCGAAGTGTTTACGACGAGAAGCGACGAGTTCTTCTGGGGCTTTGCAGAGCAGCAGTCCACCAATCTCCACACCATCCGGATACCGGCTGTTGGGGTTGTTGTCTCGCTGGTGCATGATCTCCGGGACTTCAGCAGCCTTCACAGGCTCCCAGCCCTCACGAAACGCCTGTGAGACGTTCGTGGGATCATTCTGACCCATCACACTGATACGGATGTATTTGAAACTCCATCCCGGAACAGGGTTGGGTTCAGGTAAGAGCGCTGCGGGACTCCAAGTCATCTTGCGCTTGGTTGCTTCCCGATTTTCTAACTCACGAGCGATGCGATTCTCAGCCATTGCGGTTCTCCAGCTTAATTTTTTCACGTGCGTACGCTTCCGGGGTCAGTCCAAGCCGTTTGGCTATGGCTGCTTCCGTTGAAGTCAGACGAACTTGACGAGGCGCGGTTGACCGCGTAGCTGGCGCAACAACTGTCGAGACTTTGCGGGGAGCTTCTTCTCGCTCCACCGTTTGAGGCTCCGACTCCTCGAAATACTCGGGGAACCGTTTCCTCATCGTTCTATCAACCTGCTGGTAGTAGCCGTCGCTGCGAGGATCTACACCAGACTGGACCAATTTTTCATGCAGACCCAGCGCAAGAGAGGTCATTTCTTGATCAGCCCCGAACCAAGTGTTTTTCTGACGCCAAGCTTCCGCTTTGGGATCAGGCTGCACTCGCGGGGGAGGCGGTGTCTGTTGTGACTGTTGTACACCTTCTTCACGTTCTTGTAAAGCCGGCTGGTAACGTTGGTAATCACGTAGTCTAAGTTTTGCTTCCGTCAGGGCTTCCTGCGCTTCCGTAATCTTCTCTGCGTCACCGGACTCATACGCTACCTTCATCCGGTCTTTCGCCGTCTGAAGCTCGTTCGTAGCGGCCTTCGTAACCTCAGTAATGAGTATCTTGTCGCCAACGGTAAGCCGTTGTTTCAACAGCTTATTTTCTTCGTAGGCACGTTGGGCGAAGGCAAGTGCCTCCTCCTTCTCACGGGCAGCACGTTCTTTCTCGCGGCGCTCATCGTGATAGACCCGCTTCATCTGGGTCAGACGCTTCTTGACCTTCTCTGAATACTCTTCTAGGTCATCTTTCTCTAACTCCTCAACGGTTTCCTTCGGTAGGGGAACCCTACCTCGGTCTTCCGGAGGGGTATCGTCTACGACTTCGACTTTAAACTCGTCGGTCGTAGGGTCTAGCACTTCATTCGGTTCAGCAGACATAGTTACTCCTTATCCTGCGCGACCGATGCCACGGGGGTCTTCGACCGTCCCGTCCACCGAGTCATCGTTAATGATTCGCCACTCCGTCCCGTGGATCTTGATCCGGGTACCCGAATAGGCCCGAACGACCACGAAATCACCCACCTTGCACCACGGCCCTGACGGGAACCGTACCGGATCCTTGTAGGCATCCGGCCCCACCTTCGCCACGAACAGGACGATGGTGGTCTGCTCTTCGACCTTGACGGACTCTGAGGACTTGATGATCCCCGTACCGCCAAACTCTTCTTCGACCTTCGGCACCATGCACAGCAGTTTGAACCCCACAGGGTCGGGCAACTGCTTGGCCTTACGCTCCGCTTCAGAGAGCGTCTTATCGACGTTGATGTCACTCATTGAGAATGAACTCCTCGTCTTCTGCCATGCGCTTCTCCAAATCTCGGATCAGATCAATGGCATAGTTGAGTCCTTGCAAGACGCCAACCAGTCGGCGGTATTCATACTCCGTCTGACCTCTGACCACTTGCCCTACAGCAATGTCATATTGCTCCTTGAGTTTCTTAATCAGAAACTCTGCCTCCGTTTCGCTTGTCATTCACCATTCTCCTGTTGCGGCTGTTGAGCCTGTTGCGCAGCCTGTGCTTCACGATCTGCATCGCTCTGCTCAGACTGATGATCTAACTGCATCCCTTGCTTGAGGATGTCTACGTGGGTCTTGAGGCGTTCGTGCCTCTTGTCCGCGTGATGTTTGGCGATCTCGACACCCAACCGCGTACCGTCCGCGTGTTGTTCGGCCTTGTGCTTGGCGATGTCGATACCGAGTTTGGTGCCCTCCGTCTGATGACGGCGCTGTTGATCGGTCTCTTTCAACTTGTGGTCGTCGGCCTTGGCGGCGGCGTTGATCATGTCGGCCTTGGCCTTGCGTTGGATCTCCGCTTGCTGAACCTGCATCTCCATCTGGAACTGCTGCTGCTTCATCTGCAACTCGGCCTGTTTCAACTGCGTATCCGCCTGCAACTGCTGCTGCTTCAACTGCAACTCCTGCTGCTGCAACTGAACGAGCGGATCCTGCATCTGCTGTTGAATCTGCGCCTGCTGCGCCGCCGCTTGGTTCCCTTTGAGTAGCTGCTGCGCGGCGAGAGCCGCGAGTTGAGAGATCTGGACCTCCTGCTGTGGGTCGAGGTAGCCCGGATCGTCGTAGGCGTCGAGGGGAGCCGCGCCACCCTGTACGGACAGCGGTGGGGGAGGGAGCAACGCTCCCAACTTCTTCTCGACTTGTGCGCGGTACTCGTACGCCAGATGCTCCATGATGTGCGCAGCGGCAGCGGTCATGACAACCTGCCCCTTGGGGTTCTGCCCAATCATCTGCTGCAGCATGGGATCCTGCATCATCGCGGTGTGTACCGCGAGATGGGCCTGATGATCCTGATACATGAACGCCTTCACGGGCTTGCCGTTCATCAGGGCCATGTTCTCGGAGACGGGATCAACTGGTTTCAAATCGTCGTTCAGCGGCACAATCTTCTGAGCGTTCTTGATGCCCAGAGTCTCAATCATCTGCCGGTGAAGAAACGGGAGATCATAGAGTTGAGGCGCTGCTTGAGCCAACTGCATAACTGCCTGATACTGAATGACTCTTTGCGCCATAGTGGAGGCGTTAGGGTCTGATACAGGTAGTACGTCGCAGCAGTCGTAATCAGAACGCTTTGCAGAAGCATTTCCCACTTCTGGTTCATAGTCGTAGTCCTCCGGCGTGTTGTCTCTAATGATCGCCGCAAGGAGCTTGAACTCCTGCTTCATCGTATAGTGAATGCGTGCCTGAACGGCGCTCATCACTTTCAACACGCGCTCAAGGATGGCAAGCGTTGTACCTACCGGAGCGTTAGCCGACATGTCGCTGATGTTGAGGTCTGCGGTCGCCGCGAACTGCCGTCCGTCGGCTACAACCTTGTCCATCAACGCCATCAAGACTTGGGACGGCTCCTTGTACGGAAGCGGAAGGATATTGTCGCGAATAGAACCGCTGGGTAGATCGACATCTCGGAATTCTCCCGGAGCGATGGGGGTATCGTCACCCTTAACGCGCATCCCCTTGGCCTTGAGACCGCCGGGGAGGTTGGACAGTGTACCTGCGTCAATAAGCTGCCTAAGCAGCGATGTCGCCGTTTGCGTGTGTCCACCGATCAGGTGGATCAGGCCGAAGCAATAGAACCCGAAGCCGGGGATGTAGCCGTAGTGCGTGAAGTGCTGACGCCGCAGTTTCTGCGGGTCTTCTTCCTTCCAGTTGCGTCGCACGGCGAGGACGGTGTTCGTCCCCTTCTCTATTGTCACCACGTACGGCAGAGCGATGCCCGTCGGCTCACCGTGCTTGTCTGTGTCCTCATGGCCCTCAAGGTCGAGGTTGACGTGCATCTCCAACAACTGGAACCGGCTGTCCATCGACGCACTGAAGCCCTGTTCACGGGCTTTCTCTTTCTCCACCTCGTCCATGACGCGCACGGGGTCGCCAAGGTCTACGTCGCGGTAGAACCCCGCCACCTGCAGTTTGCGTAACTCGTTCTTGGTCTTGCGCATCCGGTGCGTGATGCGCTCCGCCGTCTCGATGCTCGACGCGCCGTACGGGACGATGATGTCCTCGGGCGGTATGAACGGTGCCTCCGGCAGGTTCAGCGACGGGTCGTAATAGATCTTCTTGAACGCGTTGCCCGCGACCGCCACGGTCAGCAGGCACTTCTCATGCTCCGGACGGTAGCTGATCATGCGCTCCGTCAACTCGTAGTTCATATCCGCTTCAACGCGGAGAGCCGCCGCCTTCTTCTCCGGGGTCTCCTTGCCCACGATCACGGTACGCACCGGCCCTGCGGCGGGGAACGTCTCCATCGTCATCTCGGCTTGGAACTTGACCGCCGACTCCATCAACAGCGGATGGAACACGCCCGACGCCCCCGGCCACGGCTCGGCACGCTCTTCATACTTAAGGCCGAGCAGCTTCATACCCTTGACGTAGATGTCGAGCCACTCTTTACGCGCCGAGATGTCCTCTTCTAGATCTTCAATCAACTCGTACGCGAGCGACTGGAGGTAGCTGTCCCCCAGCTCTTCTGCTAAGTTCTCGTAGAAGTCTGGTTCGCCCTCATCACTCTCCATGTGGACTTCAAAGCCGGGGCCTTCGATATGCACTTCTTCGGGATCAACGATCTCCACTTGAATAGGATCGGCATCAAGCCCTTGCGGGGCGGCGTACAGGGACTTGTCGATACTCATAGTATTTTCCTATCGTGAGTCGTGCGTTCGATAGCGCCACCGCGTTTATGCGTAGTAAAAGAATCCGCTGGCGTAATACGATCCGCTCCTAATTCATAATGCCCATCGGGGACTGCGTAATCTTTATATGGGGCGAAGCGGGGGTCTTGTCGAATGGCGTGTAAGCGATCTTCCAACAGATTCATGTGGTAAAGATCATCTTGGCTTATTTCTGGTGCCCCGCCTAAATCGTAGGCCAGCTTATGCCACCGATCTCTAAAAGTATCTTCGCCATACTTTTCTCTAAACCTTTGGACTTCTTTGTTTGAATGTTCATAAGCTTTAGGGGTATCCATTTCTGCGTCCATACTCTGCTGGATCGGACCATACCGTCCTTCATCAAATTCACGCAGTGCGTCTTCGTGCGCTTTCTCCATAGCCGCATGGAACTCTTCCGGAGTCGCGTGCGTAGTCGCTTTACCTGCTGTCTTTGCAAGGTCTTTCTCTGCGGCGGACGCTCCGGCTTTCTCTACGTCCTTGCCTAGATTCCTCAACAGCAGTGGCGCAGCAACAGCGACTCCTGTGGTAGCCGTACCGGCGTTCTTCAAGAACTGTCTACGACCAAGATCAGCGGTACCTGCGACGGCCCTGCGACCCAATGCGCCTAGACCTTTGGCGGCGAGTTCTGCGGCTGTCGCAGTTTCGGCAAGGGGTAGCATTGCCACGTCAGCAACACCTGATTGTCGCTGTTCTTGGATCGGTCCCGTACGCGCCCAATCTTTCGGGTCATTGAACGGATGAAAGCCGTAAGCCCACTTGTTAATTTCTTCCGGGGAGTTGCCCAGCAGTAAGTCGCCATACCTGCCTTGAGGTTGCCCGTTGTTGTAATACAGTGCATCGCGGTTCAAAAACTTCTTGAGCGTCGCAAGTCCTTGTGAGGTCTTGTCCAACAGAGGGTTCGGTTCAATCGGTGAGATGGACCCCATCTTATATGTGTCAGCCATTAGTAGTATCCTCGGTATCTGGATGACTTGAAGAGCTTGACTGGCTCTGGCTCGTCAGTAGGAAGGCGAACAAAGCCACCCTGCCTAAACCGCATGAGAGCAAGAGTAGTGGCGTCCACCAAGTCATCGTTACGTCCTGCTGGAAAATCGTTACATTCTTCCACGACTTCGTGCGCCCAGCGCCGGTCTGGTGCCCAGACTATACCTGATGCAAACAAGTCTGATATAGAGTTAACCCGAGAGATCTTGTCCTGACCCTTGCCGGGGGTGAACTCGACCACCGGGACACCCATGCGCCGCATCTCCTGATACAGGGCCGCGCCGTTGGACTTCTTCTCGACGATGAACGAGTCCGGTGACCACTCCTTATACTGCTCCAGTACAAGGTTCTTCAGGTCGGGGTACTCCAGTCGCTCTTTGATAGCGTTCAGGAGTATAATGTTATACGCCTTTGTCTCTTCGTTGAGGAACACCCCCCAGACCATCAGGGCGTTGAAGTCGGCACGGTTGTTGGCTTCTTGGGCGGCGTCGAGACTCATAATGATGAACTCGCAGCGGGGTGGGTCGTCCTTGTCCCACATCTGCCACCACTCTCTCTTTAATAGAGCGCCCTCTTCGGACACGGGGTCCTGCATGTACTGCGCCTGCCAGTAGCGCACGTCCATGTCGGCTTTCTTAGATAAGAGTTCTTCCAGACTCCAGAACTCCGGCCAGAGCGGCTCGTCGTTCAGGATGGCGGGGAACTCGACCACTTCCCACTCGGCAGAGTCGTCGTTTTTGACCATGTGGTCGATAATTTTCCCGGTCAGGTCCAGTTTGGACCACCGAGTCATGACCACGATGATCGCGCCTCCCGGCATCAATCGTTGTATCGGGCCCGCCTGAAACCACTCCCACGCCGGTTCAAACACATGGGGCAGTCCCTGTTTAGCCTCTTGTTCAGAGTGCGGATCGTCAATAATGAACAGATCAGCACCACGACCTGCCAAAGCGCCACCCACACCGATAGCGAAGTACTCTCCATTGAAGTTCGTCCCCCATCTTGAGGCCGATTTACTGTCGGCCTGCAGTTCAACGTCGGGGAAAATGTCTTTATAAGGGTCCGATCCGACGAGATTTCGCACCCTTCTACCGAAATTGACCGCCAAATCGGCGGTATGAGACGACATGATCACCTTTTTGTGTGGGTAATTGCCCAAAAACCACGCCGGAGCGAGGTAGGAGATCATTTCGGACTTACCGTGACGGGGGGCGATGTTCACAATCACCCGTTTTTTCTTCCCGTTGGCGATTTCTTCAAAAATTCGGGCCAATTTGGCGTGATGAGGGCCGACTTTGTAGCCCGGATAGACGTGTTTGATGAAATCTAAGAAGGACTGACGCCCTTTTTGCTTCACCAACTCACTCTGGTATTGCTTTAGAAGCTGTGCCGTCCTACGCTTCTGCTTATCGGGCATGTGGGGGAGAGCAGCACGGAGCCTCGCGATGTCCGACGGCGACAATCGGGAGTTCAATATATTTGAGGCGTTAGGACTCGTCACTATTGTCCTCTACGCTGTCGCTCTCTTCGACTTCCTCGGGGATGTCCTCGACTATTTCCGGATCTTTGGGTGGCAGCACAGCGTATTCGATGTTGTCGAGAACGCTCAGAAGCTCCTGCTCCACCTCTTGGATGGGTTTCACCTGCACAGTCATCTCTGAACGCTTCTTGAAGGCGTCTACGCCGTCCACTTCGCCCAGTTTCGACAGGGCAGCGATCCGAGACTTGCTGTCCTTGGCGTGTTCGACCTCGTACACGAGCTTGTTGACCACGTAGAGCTTTAGGTCAGACAACTCGTCCACCAACATGCAGTTGGACTGTTGGACCATTCCGGCAAGGTACGCCATCACCTCGTTGGGATACTTAGCAAACTCGGGGCGCATCTTGGGGTTCACCGCCATCTGCTTCGCCAACTCATAGGCTTCCTGTTGGTGTTCCGGTTTTGGCGAGATGGGCTTCCCCGTCAGGTCTGCCAACAACTTCATGGTGTTCACCCTCATCTCCAGTTCTTCTTGTGGAGACAAGTCCGGCATGACTTCGGACGCTCGCGTGGGTAGCGGCACGTCGTCGTCTATATCAGGTACGAATTCCATTATAGAAATATATACCTATACAGGGGTGATAGGGAAGTTAGGAGTCCCTATGGGGGGGTCTTCTGTGTACGGCATGTCTAGCCTAGACCGGAGTTGTGAAAAGTGTGGGGTGATTTGTGTGCCGCCCAGTGTACGGAGTCCCTACCTCCTTACCTACTAAAAACCGAGGGGTGGGGACGGGTAGGGTCTCACAGTACCGACAAGACCGTTTCCACAACAAACTCGTCTGGCAATTAATCTGCCCTTCTTTGTGAAGGGCAGATTAACTGCCTCGTTTGTATCATCACTAACTTGGAAATCATCATGACAGAGATGGAAGTCGCTGCTTACGAAGAAGATCAGTCGTACGCGCTGGGATTCGAAGACCCACTCGCGCCGATGGTATACATCGAGGAGACGAACAGATGGGTTGGCAACCCGTACTACGAAGGCCCAGTGTCTCGTTACGTACGTCACGTACTCGGAAGTGTCAGCGACAAGGGCGCTGACGACTTCGACTAACAAGTGGGGGGAGAATTTCTCCCCCTCTTTTGTGAGGGGAAGAAATTCCCCTCGTTTATCTCAACTCAATTGGAGACTATCTCATGGCTATCGTTATCGCTGAAGTTATCCAGTCGCTCCGTGACACGCAGGGATTCACCGCTGCGGACATCGAAGCACTCAAGGTCACCGTGCAGAAGGCCGCTGACCTCACCGACAGCAACCTGCGCGACAC